TTTAAAGTACAACGAGGATAACGGCCAGTACTTTTGGGAAGACGGACAGGGACCGTGCCGATGGCGCCCGTCGATATTCATGCCGAAAGAGGCGGCGCGCATATTCCTTCGAGTTACCGACGTCCGTGCCGAGCGGCTGCAGGATATCTCCGTCGTGGACGTTATGGCAGAAGGACTACCGTGCGACAATGAGATTAACAATCCGGATCAGAGTACGCACGACGGTATAAAGGCTTGGAATCTCGCGTATGCGCAGCATTTATTCCGTGAATTATGGGATTCTCTCAACGCTGCGCGCGGCTACGGATGGGAAACAAACCCATGGGTATGGGTATACGAATTCGAGCGGATCACGAGAGAGGAGGCGGAGCGAGGATGACTGATCCAGCAACGGAAAAGATTGTAAAGGCTCTGCGAGAGCTGGTTTACGCAGCGGAACGCAAGGGAGAAAGAACGTTGCTCTGCTCACACGACCTTGCACTCGCTTGGGCAACACAACTTGAAAAGCTGCAATCTGACCTTGAATCTCATCAGCGCGAGATAGAGGAAGTCAATCAAAGCAGAGATCGTTTAGCAACCGCCGCCGCGGAGTTAACCGAAAAGGTTGGAATATTAACAGACGCGCTTTCAACCGAAAAAAAGATAGCGGACGCGGCGATTGAACAGCTTAAAGAGATACTCATTCATTATCAAAATGCAGTCGATAGTCACATAAAAGATATTTTACGACGGGTCAGAGAGGGCGGACAGGCCGAGAAGGGAACGCCATGACTGCAAGGGAACTGCTGCGCGCGGCGCACGCCGCTGAAAACATAGATGCTGATGACGCTTATCTCGAAAAAGAAAAGCATCGTCTCATCGGATATATCATCGAGGGAAACGCATCGGTACGGTTTAAACACGACTATTCAATCACGCAAGAAATGATCATCAGCGGCGGACGCATCCGATTCGACAAAAGCGAACCGTTTCCGGCGTGGGGAAGAATCATCGTAACACAAAACGGAGAAGCCCTGCATGTCACGCAAAGCAGAGGCGAAGAGCAGGCATTTATCATAGCAGGAGGAACAGACGGGCTAACAACGGTGACCTTTCAACCATTCCCGCGCATCCCAGAAAACCTTGATGATCCAATCGATGTACCACAAGAGTATATCAGAGAGGTATTAATCAGTACGGCAGTAAGAATTAGGTTGTTTAAATCAGCATACTCAGCGCGAAGATAGTAAAAAGGAGATAATAGCCATGACATATGACAATCTTAAGAATGTACGTCGGCAGCGGTTACGCGTTAAATCGCTCAATGAGCGAATCGACCGCCTACGTGCTCGCGCTGAGAGCACAACACGGCAACTCGGAGAACGCGGATCAGAAGACGCGACGCGCGACCGCCTCGCTGAGTATGTCGCGGAGCTGGATGCGCTTGAGCAGGAGCTCACTGGAGAAGTGATCGCGCTCGAACATGAGATCAAGACTGTTGACGACGGGCTCAATGCACTGCCACAAATTCAGGAGACCGTCCTGCGCCTGCGGTACTGTGAAGGACTTAAGTGGAGACTGGTATCAAGCGAATCAGGAATCGAAGAACGGCAATGTTATAGAATCCATAATGCCTATTTAAAAACTGTCATTGAATGTCAGTAATTTTCTATGGTAAAGTGTATGCGTAAAGTCAGCAAGAGACCGCGGAGATAGTCCCGGTCTTTTTCTATGGAGTGAATATGGCACGCGATTTCGCGAGACCGTTTTATAAATCAAAGACATGGCAGATCACAAGGGCTGCATACATTGCATATCGCTGCGCCATCGATGGCGGTCTTTGTGAGACGTGCCGTAAGCGTATAGGCGAGATCGTGCACCATGTGATATGGCTAACCAAAGAGAACATCAACAACCCAGACATAACCTTGAACTTTAAAAACCTTAAGCTCGATTGCTGGATTTGTCATAACAAAGAAAAGGACAAAGAGACCAAGCCGGGCAGATTTCGATACGGCAAAGACGGAGAGATACTCCCCCCATTAGACGAAGCGTAATACATCACAGGGGACCGATGGGTGGGGTCAAGAAAAGCACTGCAAGTCGCACGAGGGGGGGGGGTGGTATATGGGCAGGGCGGCAGAAAAGACAATAGAACAAAGGATTAAAAGCGAAAAGAGCAGACTTTTAAAAGTATTCGTCGGAATTGATGAAAATCAGCTTAAGGTTGCGAAAGCACTTATCGAGCGAGCGGCGTTTATTACGGTAAGCCTGCAGGATCTGGAGGAGGAGCTGAATAGAAAAGGATGGACAGAGTCATATATCAACGGGACCCAGATCGGAATCAAACGATCCGCTGCAGCTGATGTTCACATAAGCCTCACGAAGAATATGACCGTCATCCTCAAGCAACTGCTTGACATTACCCCGGCCGCTCAACGAAAGGAAAGCAGGTTGCAGCAGCTTATTCGAGAATGATTAATCACATAATCGATTATCACCAGAAAATTCACTCCGGGGAAATCGTTGCCGGGAAATGGATAGTTTCGCTATACGATATGATTATGAACGGCCTCGAAACGAGGTTGTTTTATTTTAATGCAAAAAAAGCTGACAAGGCCATTCGGTTCATTGAGAACTTCTGCCGGCACTTTGAGGGAGACCTTGCGCCGCAGCTCATAAAATTGGAACTATGGCAAAAAGCAATCGTATCTTTGATCTTCGGGATCGTTGAAGATGACGGCACGCGCGTGTTTCGCGAGGTTGTTATCATAGTCGGACGAAAAAACGGGAAATCAATCCTCGCGTCGGCGATCAGCGCGTGCATGGCGTATTTCGATGGAGAGTACGGCGCGAATATTTATTGTTTAGCACCGAAACTTGAGCAGGCTAAAAAGGTATTCGACGGATTTCAGCAGATGATTTCCATGGAGCCAGAGCTCTCGGAATTGTCAACCAAGCGCCGGTCGGATATCTACATCGCTGAAAGCAACACGACCGCCAAAGCGCTGGCATTCAGTTCGAAAAAGTCTGACGGGTTTAACCCATCATTCACGGTTTGCGATGAGATCGCAAGTTGGTCTGGTGATAAGGGGCTCAAACAATACGAGGTCATGAAATCAGCGCTCGGCGCAAGAAGACAACCGTTAATTCTATCGATATCGACTGCGGGATACGAGAACGACGGAATATACGATGAGCTGATCAAGCGATGCACCGCCGTTCTTATGGGGAGCAGCAAGGAGCGAAGGCTCCTTCCAATCCTATACATCATTGATGATGTTAAAAAGTGGAACGACATCGAGGAGCTCAAAAAAGCAAATCCAAACATGGGCGTCTCGGTATCAGAAGATTTCTTTCTTGAAGAGATCGCAGTTGCGGAAAACAGTCTCTCCAAGAAAATCGAAGTGCTCACAAAATACTGCAACATCAAACAGAGCTCTTCGGTGGCGTGGCTTCCTTACGAAGCGGTCGATGCTATGTCAACCCAGATTCTCCGACTGGAGGACTTCAAGGGGTCGTATTGCGTCGGCGGAATCGACTTGTCACAAACGACAGACCTCACTGCGGCATCGGTTGTTATTGAGCGTAAAGGAAAACTGTACGCCTTCGTTCAATTCTTCATGCCACAAAACCGAATCGACGAATTACAGGAGCGCGAGGGCGTTCCATACTCAACGTATGTTTTGCAAAAAATCATTACTCCGAGCGGAGAAAACTACGTTGATTATACCGATGTTTACAACTGGTTTGTAATGCTCGTACAAGAATACGAAATATTGCCGCTGAAGGTTGGTTACGACCGATATTCATCTCAATACCTCGTTCAACAGATGAAATTATTCGGATTTCATATGGACGACGTGTACCAGGGATACAATCTCACTCCCGTGATCCTTGAGTGCGAAGGAATCATCAAAGACAAAGCGATCGAGATAGGGCAAAACAATCTGCTTAAGGCACACTTCCTGTATCTCGCAAAGAAAATGGACGCCGAAGACCGGAAATGTATGCCGGTAAAAATAGAGCCGGGCGTGCACATAGACGGTGCGCTCTCTGTTATCGACGCGCTTACGGTTCGTCAGAAATGGTATGAAGACATAGGAACACAGCTTAAGAACGAGGGCTAAAAATGGGACTTTTTGAGAAAATCTTCCAGCAACAGAAAATCGGGCCCATCCGGGCTTATTTTCAAATGCTCAACGGGTACACTCCTGTGTGGACAACGTACGAGGGTGGCGTATACGAAATGGAGCTGACGCGCTCATGCGTGCACGGATTCGCGAGCCACGCGAGCAAACTCCAACCGAGCGTCACAGGGGCAGACTTGAGCAATATCGGAGCAATGCTCAAATCAAAACCAAATCCGTTCATGGTAACATCGCAGTTTCTCTATAAATGTGCAACGTATCTGGAGGTCGCGAACACCTGCTACATCGTTCCTATGTTTGACCAATTCGACAGGATTGTCGGATTTTACCCAATTTTCCCAGCCATGACGGAGTTAATTGAGTACCAAAACGAGCCATGGCTGAGATACACATTTTTAAATGGTCAAAAGGCAGCGATGGAGCTATCGCGCGTCGGAATACTGCACAAATTCGCCCTGCACTCTGACGTTGTCGGAGACGATAACAGGGCACTCGCGCCGACAATGCAGCTGATTCAGACGCAAAACGACGGCATCAGCGAAGGCGTAAAAAACAACGCAACATATCGGTTCATGGCAACTCTCGCGAATTTTTCGAAAGGCGAGGATCTTGCAAAAGAAAGGCAGAAATTTAACGAGCTTAACCTCGCAACAGGAAAAGGCGAGGGGGGAGTTTTGCTGTTCCCGAACACATACGGAAACCCGACGCAGATTAAAAACTCACTGCGCGTCGTGGATCCTGATCAGGTGGAAGCCATAGAGAACCGAGTTTACAACTACTTTGGATGCACCGAAGAGGTACTTAAAAACAAGGTTAACGGCGAAGCGTGGTCCGCGTATTATGAAGGGAAAATTGAGCCGTTCGCTATACAACTGTCGCAGGTCATGACGGCCATGACTTATACTCCGCTGCAAGCGGCAAGGCAAAACCAAATATTTTGGAGCTCGAGCACACTTCAATATATGACCGCCGCGGATAAATTAGCCGTAAGCACCGGAATGTTTGATCGGGGTTTGTTCTCGATAAACAAGGTAATGGACATCTGGAACGAACCTCACGTTCCTGGCGGAGATAAGCGCTATCTGCGGAAGGAGTACGCGGAGGTTGGAGGCGCAGGAGACGATCCGGACAATCAGGATCCGTCGAATCCAAATCAACCAGCAACACAAATAGATTCAGATCCAAACGCGGAGAACTTGTAAGAAAGAGGAATGCATATGACACCAGCAGAACTGCAAAAGTTTAAAGATGAGGCACAGATCCGTTCGATGCCGGTTTTAGTTCCAACGACGGGAGACAAACTCATCGACTGCGAGAGTTATGT